CCATAAGCAAAGAGAGTTCGCGCGCCAGGTAGCACTAGGCCAAACGAAGGCTAATGCATACCGGAAAGCATATAAGCAAGATGCCAGTAAACGAACGCTGGCATGCAAACCCTATGAATTGATGCGCGATGAGAGGATCAAGAGGGAGATTGAAGCTTACGAACTGGCAATTGAGAGTGCGAAATATCGTTCCCCTGCCGCACTCCGGGAACTAGTCATTCAATCCCTAGTCCAGACCGTGATTGATCCAGAGACTAAACACTCGGTCCGAGTTAGCGCAGCCAAAGTACTTGGAACCGTCACCGAAGTCTCAGCATTCACCGAAAGAAAGGAGATAACGCACATCTCAAGTTCCGATGACGCGCGCGACCAGATCATGTCAGTACTAACCCAAATGGTTCGCGACCAGGCAATCGATGTAGACCCTACCACATTGATCCAGGAACTAGAGGGAACCCACCCATCCCCCACCCCCCAGGATGCCGAAACGGAGTCCCCCTCGCATGTACATACTATTCCCCACGATCTATCCCAACCCCAAGATACCCCCACCCCTTCTCAAAATTCCGACCCTGACAGTAATAAATAAAATAGCGAAAATTCAAAAGTAAGAATAGGTACCATTTACTATGGGGATATATACCAACTTACAGCTAAGTATACCTAAACTCCATAAACGTTTATGGAGTTTGCGATATAGGTTATAGAATATGTGAAATGGTCAGTGTACCAAAGTTTACCAAGAATTCGACATTTGAGGAGTGTATAGGGGTTATGTCGCCGGTACAGAGGGATATGTTTATTTTGATTGATGAGTATTGGAAGAAGTTCCAATACAGTCCCACGTTAAGGGAGTTGGCGTATTTGAGGGGGAAGATGGGGATTGGGAATACGAAACGGATTGTGGATCAGTTAGTGAGGATAGGTGCTGTGAAGAAGGTAGGTAAGCGGGGAAGGACGATACGGCCTATATATATAAACTTTAGGAATTTAGATTGAGCGATCAGAATGAGGGTTGATCTGAGTGAGAATGAGTTAAGGGTGGCGCGTATGGTTGCGGTAGAGAGGCAACTGTATTCACGTAAGAAGTATGAAGATAAGAAGATGATGGAGGATGGGTTTCAAGCTGACGTGGACGGCATGGTAGGTGAGATGTGTTTTGGGAAGTTGTTTAACTACTATGTGGATTTTAGTGTTGGGAAGAAGAAGGAAGATTTTGTATCTCGGAAGGGTGAGACGATTGATGTAAAGAGTACGAGATACAAGACGGGGAGATTGACGGCGACGTTAGAGAAGATTAAAGACCCGTGTGATATTTATGTCTTGATGGTGGTTGATGATCAGGGTGGTTGGTATAAAGGTTTTGTAAGGAAGGAAGAGTTATTTAAAGATGAGAACATCTTAGACTTAGGTAAGGGTAAGGGTTACGTGTATGAAATTAAATGACTTGATACAGAAGCTTCCTGCGGCGGAGCAGGAGAAGTTATTGAGTCAGGTCATGACTTATAAGAATGCTTTAGAAAGAGAGAGATGTCAGGCAAAGTTCATGAGTTATGTGAAGAAGATGTGGCCTGGGTTTATTGGTGGAAGACATCATGCTTTGATGGGGCAGAAGTTTGAGGAGATTGCCGAGGGGAAGGTAAAACGATTAATTATTAACTTAGCTCCTAGACACACAAAATCGGAGTTTGCGAGTTACTTATTACCAAGTTGGTACTTAGGTAAGTACCCTAAAAAGAAGGTGATACAGAGTTCTAACACGGCGGACTTGGCGGTTAACTTTGGAAGAAAGGTAAGGAATTTGGTTTTAAGTGAGCAGTATGCCGAGGTGTTTCCTAACGTGTCTTTAAGACAAGACAGTAAAGCCGCAGGTCGGTGGGCGACGAATCACGACGGCGAGTATTTTGCTATTGGGGTGGGAGGTACGGTGACGGGTAAGGGAGCCGACCTATTAATTATTGATGACCCACACTCAGAACAAGAAGCGACGTTAGGTGACCCTACGGTCTTTGATAAGGTGTTTGAGTGGTATACCTCTGGCCCGAGACAGCGTCTTCAGCCTGGTGGGACCATCGTTGTGGTGATGACACGCTGGTCAGACAGAGACCTAACTGGGAAAATTATTAGCGAAGCGGCGAAACGAGAAAAGCACGAAGAGTGGGAAGTTATCGAACTCCCCGCCATTATGCCGAGTGGTAATCCTTTATGGCCTGAGTTTTGGTCGTTAAAAGAACTCGAGGCTTTAAAGGAAGAACTGCCTTCTTCTAAGTGGAATGCACAATATCAACAACAACCCACAGGAGAAGAGGGAGCCATTATTAAAAGAGAGTGGTGGCAGATGTGGGAGAAGGAAGATCCGCCGACGTGTGAATTTATTATCCAGAGTTGGGACACGGCATTTACTAAAAGTGAGAGGGCTGACTACTCAGCCTGTACGACGTGGGGTGTGTTTTATAAAGATGAAGATAAGAGAGACGCTAACATTATTATGTTGGATGCGTTTCAAAAAAGAATGGAGTTTCCTGAGTTAAAAGACAAAGCCTTGAGCCAATATAAATACTGGGAACCTGATGCTTGTATTATTGAAGCCAAAGCTGCTGGCGCGCCGTTGGTCTTTGAACTAAGACAGATGGGTGTTCCTGTATCGGAATACACCCCGGTGAGAGGAAACGATAAGTTTGTGAGGATTAACTCTGTATCTGATTTATTTAGATCAGGAAAAGTGTGGCGACCCGATACACGCTGGGCCGATGAAGTCGCTGACCAAATGGCGGCATTTCCTAATGCAGAACATGACGACCTCGTAGACTCGAGTGTTCAGGCACTGATACGATTTAGACAGGGCGGCTTTTTAAGATTAGCTTCTGATGAAGAAGACGAACCGCAAACCTTTAGACGTAAACCTTATTACTAAGGATAGATCATGTTAGATAAACCCCTCGAGCCGTTAATGTCAGATGACTCAGCGATTGAAATTGAAATCGTCGATCCTGAATCTGTGACTATAGGCATGGATGGATTAGAGGTTGTCATAGAACAAGGCGAAGAAACAGCCGAAGACTTTGATGCGAATTTAGCAGAATATATGTCGGAGTCAGAACTTCAAACCTTGGCGTCCGATTTAATGGGAGAAATAGACGCAGATATTGGCTCAAGAAAAGATTGGGTTGATATGTACGTCAAAGGTTTGGAAGTTCTTGGTATGAAATACGAAGAAAGAACTGAACCTTGGAATGGAGCCTGCGGGGTATTTTCTACCCTATTAACTGAAGCGGCGGTAAGGTTTCAATCAGAAATGATTATCGAAACGTTTCCAGCACAAGGCCCAGTTAAAACAGAAATTATCGGACAGATAACAAAAGAAAAAGAAGACGCAGCAGAACGTGTTCGTGACGATATGAACTATCGTTTAACAGAAACCATCCCAGAGTACAGACCTGAACATGAACGGATGTTATTTAACTTAGGTCTAAGCGGCGCTGCTTTTAAAAAGGTCTACTACGATCCTAATTTAGGACGCGAGACTTCTATATTTATCCCGGCTGAAGATGTGATTATTCCTTATGGATCTTCAGGAGCGAGAACGGCGGAACGCGTTACGCATATGATGCGTAAGACTAAAAACGATATCCACCGTTTACAGGTTAAAGGTTTTTATAGAGACGTAGATCTAGGCGATCCGTTAAAAGTCATTAATGATATCGAAGAAAAGAAAGCCGAAGAGACAGGGTTTTCTATTAATGATGACGACCGGTATCTTATCTGTGAGATACAGGTTGACTATAACCTACCAGGTTACGAAGAAGAAGATGATATTGCAGTCCCTTATATTATTACGATTGATAAAGGAACTAATAAAGTTTTATCGATCTATCGTAACTGGCGAGAAGGTGATCATTTATATAGGAAGCGCCAACACTTAGTTCAGTACGATTATGTACCGGGATTTGGTGCTTATGGCTTTGGGTATATCCATTTAATCGGCGGGTATGCTCGAGCAGGGACGATGTTAATCAGACAATTAGTCGATGCCGGTACTTTATCTAATTTACCCGGAGGCCTTAAGTCTCGAGGGTTAAGAGTAAAGGGTGATGACACACCCATCGCACCGGGAGAATTTAGAGACGTAGATGTACCTAGCGGCGCTATCAAAGATAACATCATGACGCTTCCTTATAAGGAGCCGTCTGAAGTCTTAGCGAAGCTATTAGAGAAGATCAGTGAAGAAGGAAGACGCTTAGGTTCTATTGCTGACATGAAAGTCAGTGATATGTCGTCTCAGGCTCCCGTCGGAACGACCTTAGCCCTCTTAGAAAGACAGCTTAAGACCATGAGTGCTGTGCAAGCACGGGTTCATGCGTCGATGAAACAGGAATTTAAGCTGTTACGGGACATTATTAGGGACTATACCCCCGAGGAATACGCTTATATACCCGAGGGTGGTAACAGAAAAGCCAAGCAAGAGGACTACGAACACGTCGATATCATCCCTGTTAGTGATCCTAACGCTGCGACCATGGCGCAAAGGATCATGCAGTACCAAGCAGTGATCCAATTAGCCGCCCAAGCACCCCAAATTTACGATTTGCCCCAGTTACACCGGCAAATGATTGAGGTTTTAGGGGTGAAAAACGCCGATAAGTTGGTTCCTTTACCCGAAGATCAGCATCCCAAAGACCCCGTGTCAGAAAATATGGCGTTTTTGCGGATGGAACCCACCAAAGCGTTCATTTATCAGGACCACGACGCCCATATTGCGACCCATATGACCTTTATTCAGGATCCCATGATTCAACAAATGATCGGTCAGAACCCCATGGCGCAACAAATAGGGTCAGCAGTGCAGGCTCACGTTGCAGAACACCTATCGTTCCTCTATAGGAAGAAGATTGAAGAGCAAATTGGTGTTCCTTTGCCGCCGCCTAACGAAAAACTACCTGATGATGTGGAAGTTGAGATCTCAAGGTTAACGGCACAGGCTGGCGCGCAGCTCTTACAGATGAATATGGCGCAAACCCAGCAAGCCCAAGCCCAACAAGCGGCACAAGATCCCATGGTTCAGATGCAACAAGCAGAG